TTTGATTATGGTTTTATTTGCTGTGTAAAAGAAAATACTTTAATCATTACTCCAAAAGATGGTAAGATTGGCGATAATGCTGCAAACATTACAAGCAAGAATGAAAATTTACCCTTATTTGAAATAGCTTTAAAAGAATGTATTTCATTAGAAATTTCAGAAAGTGCTAGAAATGAATATAGTGCCGTAATAGCAGAATGGCAAGATATAAATGAGGCAAAGATAAAAAGCATAAAAGTAGGAAGTGGGGAGAATATATATAAAATGCAAATCTCACAACCAAAAAATGATAATGAAGCTTTTAAAAAAGCACAAGCAAAACTCAATGAGCTTCAAAAAGGTGGATTAAATGGAAGATGTGAGCTTATTGGGCGTGAAATAAGAGCAGGTGGAAAACTTAAGATTAAAGATATTAATATGGATCATTATGAATTTAGTATTAAAAGCGTGAGTCATAGTTTTAATGACCAAGCTTATATAATTAGCGTGGAGTTTGAGAGCTAAAACAAACTTGGTTCCAAATTTTCTCTTAATTCTTTAGTGATTAAATACACAGCATTTAAACTTAAGTCGTATTTTTTAGCACATTCTAAACTTGCATTTTTAGTGGTTAAACCTTGTTTTATAAGCGTTTTAAAATCCTCTTTTAATTCTTCATCTCTAAGTAGGGTTTTATAGCTTGGTATGTAAATATTTGCACCGCCAAATTCTTTTAAAATCTCTCGCTTATCGTTATTTTTCACAAAATCAATAAAATATTCAAAATAATCATTATTGCTAAGCAATGCTAGTCCTATTTGAGTGTTTTTACAAATTATAGCAAAAAAGCTAAATTTTATTTAGTAGGGTATAATTTACAAAACAAAAAGGAGAATAAATGAAAAAAATAATAAGCGTTTTAATACTTGCTTTAAGCTTATTAAATGCTAAAAGTTTTGGAGAAAGCAAAAAAGAATTAGTAAAACTTTATAATGATCTAGGAAGCTCTTACTGGTATGATTTTTATTGTCAAGCACCTTTTAAGGTTAATAAAAAAGGCAAATATATTAGTTTTGAAGTGATTAAAAGTGATTTATACACTCCACGCAATGAATATACTAAAAAAGGTAAAATCAATCAAAGAGCAAAACACATAGAATGGGAACATATTATGCCTGCACAAAACTTTGGAAAACATTTACCTTGCTGGAAAGAAGGTGGTAGAAAAGCTTGTCAAAATGATCCACTTTTTACTAAAATGGAAGCTGATAAACAAAACCTAGTTCCAGCCATAGGAGAGATAAATGGGGATAGAAGCAATTTTAGATATGCTGAGGCTCCTACTAATTTAAAATATACTCAATATGGAAATTGTAAGGTTTATACTGATTTTAAAGCAAAAAGATTTTATCCTGCAAATTATTCTAAAGGCTGGATTGCAAGAAGCTATTTGTATATGAGCAAAACTTATAATATCAGATTATCCGACCAAGAAAGAAAACTTATGGAGGCTTGGGATAAACAATACCCTATAGATGAGAAAGAAAAAAGAATTAGAGAATTACTCTAATTCTTTGCAAACTTTAGCCACAATTTCATCTATATCAATAACCAAGCTTTTATCTTCTTCATTAAAACTCTCATCAAGTTTTTCTCTGATATTACAAACCACATTAAGCAAAATCCCAAAATCTTTATCAGTTTTAATCTGATGAGTGATTCCATTATGCATTATTTCAAGGCTTGTTCTTTTTGCGGCAAAGGCAATTTGTGAGTGTTTTTCTATGCCTAAGGTTAAAAAAACTCTGCATCGTAAGAATGTATTTCTAAAATCATTTTAATCTCCTTTTGTTTTGATGAGACAACATTAGCTTCGCTTGGCTTAATGTGTGCTGTTGTTTTCTAAATTTTTAAGCCCTAAGATGATTTTATTAGCATCTTCAACGCTTAAATACCAAAGATGTAAGGGTCGTTTTTTAATAATATTATTAATAAATTCTCTTAAAGCCCACTGTGTAGGATTTTTAGCATTTTTGCTCCAAATGGCTTGTATCATATTAAGTTGCTTTTTTGTAGCTCTTCTACTTCTAGCGTTTTCTTTTTTAAAATACCTTGCTTTTTTAGTATTTTGCTTTTTAAAAAACTTTTCATCATAACCCAAAGTTATAGCAAAGTCCCTAAGCTCCTCTATACTTAAATCCTTACTTGAAGCTTTGCCATATCTTTTATTTAATACCCAGCGATAGCTTTCATCATCGCTTAAGTTAGCATCCTTTCTTAAGGTGTGGATGATTTTAATTAGGTGCTTTTTTAAAGTGTTTTGAGCATTCATTTTTTAGCCTTTAAAATTTGCTCTAGTTTTGAAGTGAATTTATCAATATTTGCATTATAAAGCTTATTTTGATTTTTTTTGTATTCTAAATAGTTTTGCTCATAGTCTTTATTTATAGTAGCTTGATTAGCGATTTGAGTTTTAATAACAGGGCTTATTTCAATTTTATTATCAAAAATGATTTTTTCTTGATTTTTAAACATATATTCAACAAGTTTATTATAAAACTCTCCTGCATTAAGTGGTTTTCTTTGCTCATCACAAAGCTCTTTATTGGCATTAATAAAATAAAGATTATCCCCACAATCAACATGCTTTAAAACAGGCTTTCCTAACTCATCATAAACAATACTACCATCATAGTATTTAAGCACAAAAGAATATGAGAAATCTCCTTTTTTTGTTTGAAAAATAAAACGATTTGAAAATGAAATAAAAAGCCATTCTAAAAAAGATTCTATATTTTTATATCTTAGGTTTAAATCAAGCTCTGCAAAGGCACACACAAGAGAAAGTTTTTCATAGCTTGTGCCAATAAATTGCTTTTTTAGCATGGTTAAATCATAGTATTTTTTAAAACCTAGTATATCTTTTGGTGTTTTGGCTTTAAAATAAAGCCTTTCTATGGCCACAGCTTGAACTTCGCTAATACCAAAAAGCTCTTTTAGTGCCTCTTTTGCATTATCCATTAAAACTCCTCTTCTAGCCAAGAAGCTAAAGCTTTTTGCTTATCTTTGTTTTTGTATTTGTTTGCTAATTTTGGAAGCCAAGTTGAATTAAGTGCTCTTTTCCAGCATTTTAAAGGCTTTTTATTAGCCATTAGCCATCTTCCATCGTCTTGCTTATAGTAATTTATAAAGCTATCTGCTATAAAATAAGGGATAGAGCAAGAGTTTTTAGCATTAAACTCATCAATGGCTTTAATTAAATCTTCTTTGCTTGGAGGGTTAAATTTCATAACTCGTCTCCAAATAAGCTTAATTCTTTGTCGTTGCTGTCTTTATTGTCAGCTTTTAAACTTTTCCAAACAAAAGTGCGACCATTTTCCCCACCAAGCTCACTTTCCCAAAAAATGCCTTTAAATTTCTCTAAAGTATTCCTTGAAAAATTATCACTTCTACTTACATCAAGAGCCAATAAAATCTCACTTGTGCTTAAGTTTTTTTCTTTTAATAATTTTAAAACTTTTTCTATAAAAGCTTCTTCTTTATCGCTGATTTTAGCGTTTTGCAAGTCGGTGTTTTTAATATTTAGAGTTTTTATATTGATAAAAAAGGCTTGATCTTTAATTCCTGCCCTTTCTTTTTGCACGCTAAGCAATACTTCAAAGCCTTGTTCTAAATTAGCTACTTTTTGTAAAAAATACATGCAATCACTTGAGTTTCTAATATGATTTGAACCTTTGAAAGCCCTGCCATCTTTTGTGGAATGGTGCAAAGCCATAATAGTTGCCCCACATTCTCTTAAATTCATCAGCAAAGACATCAAAGACATCATTTTAGTATCATTATCAATATCTGCAAAATTGCGTAAAGAATCAAGTACAAATAAAACTCCTTCATAGCTTCCTGCCACACCTTTGCCCTCAATCATTTCCAAAAGCTCATAAGCTGAAGTTTTTAAACTTGATCTGTGAATATAAGTGAATTTACTTTCATTTAAAATAAGCTCACCAAAACCTCTTTCATTTAAAACATTTAAAGGATTATCCATGTCAACATAAACGATGCTTTTAACCCTTGCATCTTTGCAAAGTGTCTTTGAAATGGCGGCACTTAAATAACTTTTTCCACTTCCACCATTTGCATAAATAATAGTTATTGCTTTTTTAACTAAAAAATCAGGGATTAAAAACTCTAATTTCTCGTTTAAATCTTTATTTTTTAGCTTAAACTCATTTAAAAAATCCAAATTCATCTTTTTTCCTTGCTAAAACTTAATCAAGCCCATTAAATCAATGGACTTTGTTAAATTTTTTGGCTTTTTTAACATATTTCATTTTTATGTTAAAATTTTTAATATTTTTTAACATTTTAAAAGTTCAGGATTTTCATGGATATTGCCGATTATTTCGGTATCATATCCTTCATCTTTAACTAAATAAATTAAAGAGCCTATGTAATCTCTACTTTTACTCTCAAGATAAAAAGTCCCTTCTTTATGAATGCTAACTTTTGCCAAAAAGCAATCGTATGGACTTTTAGTTTTAACGATATCCCCTTCATAAATCTTTTTGCCATTTTTATCATAAATCCCAGTCCATAGCTCGATTTCAAAATCTTCAATTATATCAGTTGCACTATGTATCAAATCGCACATTATATTTGAAATAAGTCCGACATCATCAATATATTTTTTACAAGCAGTGTTCCAAATCCTAAAATCAAAATCTTGTAGTTTCATTGTTTCTCCATTTGTTTTAAATTGTCAAGGGTTTTTATAAATTTTACCTGTATTGTTATGTGGTAAATCTATAAATATATTCTTATCTATGCAATTACAAATATAACCACTTGAAAAACTGCTAGTATTTCCATCAAAGCTTACTTTTTTGTTTGGTATTATAAAGTTTATAGGTGCTTGTTTGTTTGCAATTCTTAAAGTCTCGCTAAAATCTTGGTAATTAATAGCCATTAAATTCATTAAAAGCATAAAAGGAACATTATAATTTGTCGTTAAAAGTCCTATTATTTCATTTTTCTTACTAAAAGGCGGATTGCTTATTAAAATATCAAAATCATAATCAAGCCACCATTTACTAAAAAAATCTTTTCCTTGATTGATATGTCCATTTATAACATTAAATCCTTTTGCTTTGAAAAACTTAACATAATTTGAACTATCATCATCAAAAGGACACATAATAGTTTTTATATTTTTATCCTTTAAAATAAGTTCTAAAAATTCAATTAGAATTAATGGTGTGTAATACTCGTCTTTTTCATTAAACGCTTTATTGAAACTTTTCATATTATTAAATCCTTAACAACTCCGCGTTTTCGTGGATATTGCCCATAATTTCTAGTTCTGTTAACCGAAATTCACTTATTAAATCTTCATCGTATTCTTCGCCATTATCACCGCATTCAACCAAATAGAAGGCTTCTTCCTTGAAAACAACTTTGTATTTAAAAGCTTCATCTTCAGAGCAATCTTCAAAAGAATACAGTATATCACCCTCATAAATCTTATTTCCGTTTTTATCGCAAAGTCCTGTAAAAAGTTCTATTTCTAAATTTAATAATTTTTCATTTGGTAAATTTTTTACAACTGCTCTGCTTTTTGTGTAAGGATCTAAAAAGCATTTTTCATCTTTGTCCCAAACCCTGAAATCAAAATCTTGTAGTTTCATTTGTTACCTCCATTTATACTTTTTATAGTTTTTTGCCATTCCTCATCGCTTTTAAACTCATTATTAAGTTCTTTTAAAAGTTTAAGTGCTTCATCATTAGACAAATTAGAAAGAATAGCTCTTATTCTTTCTAATGGCTTGATATCCTTATGGATAATTCTAAAGAATTCCTCTTGCTCTTTTGTGCTTAAATCTTCAAAAAGTTCAGCCAAATCATGAGCGTAAAAATCTTCTAAATCACTCGCATCTATGCTTACATTGACATACATTTTTTTAATCCTTTTGTTTTAAATTAAGTTTTAAAAACTTAATCAAATCCGCCTTAGCGGACTTGTTAAATTCTTTTAAGTCTGATTTTTTTGCTTTGAAGTCGTTCTTTAAACCTAATTTTTTGCTTTGAAGTCATTTTCTTTTTTCTTTTAAAGCTTTGCTTTTTTAGCTTAGGCTTATTTTTAAAATCAAGTTCTAAAAAGCCATTAAAATGAGCGGTTTTTGTTTTAAAAACACTATTTAAAAGTTTAAAAGCCGCTAAGGAAAGCTCTCTCATTTTTCAATCTCCAAGCTTTCAATCTTTGGCTCTATTCTAAAATTATCTTTTACAACTCTTTTAAGTCCTAGCTTTACTAAGGTGCTATCTTCAAGCTCTGCAATAGCATCTTTATTAAGTTCTTCTTTATAAGTGATGCACTCATTAAGTCCATAGCTTTTTAAAGCTTTGATTAAATTGTCAAATTTTTCTTTTACGCGTGGTAAAGAAACGCTTTTGCTTAAGCGGTAACCAATCTTACCAAAGGTGAATTCTTTGCTTCTTTTTTCTGCAAACTCGTGCTTGTTATTCTCGCAAAAGGTTGTAATGCATTGCTCTATGTATTTAAGCTCATCACTTAAAACCTTAATCTCTCCTGCACGAGCTTCTTTAATCTCATTGCAAGCTAAAGTCACCTCGCCATTAATCTTTTCTATTTTTACACTAAGTTCTGCCACTTTTTTAAGTGCTAAGTTAACATCTTCTAAATTATTTATTTGCATCTATTCTCCTTTTAAATTAAATTTGTTAATTTGATAATCCCAAAGAACCACGCCATATCTTAAAAGCACTGCGTGTTTAGTTCTTTTCTTGATTATCCTTAAACCCTTATTGTAAGGGCAACTCCAAAACTAGCTCTTTAATGCCAAGCTTTTTAGCAAGTGCTAATTCTTCTTGCATACCTTGTGAATATTTTGCATCTTTGTGTTTGCTAAGATAAATATAATCACACGCTTTTAAAAGCTCTAATCCCATTTGTAAAGCTTTGTCTCTGTGCTTGTTTTCATCCAAATAACTAAATTGTAGTATGGGTGAAACAGGCACAAAACCTTCACATTCACGCATAATTTTTAAGCATTCTTGCTGAGCTATGCTAATAGCTTGTGCTTTTCTTTGACTTTCTCTTACTACTAAAGCTTTGTAAGGAGAGGCTACATAAACTAATGCCATTGTTAATCCTTTCTAATAAATTTAAGTTTTAAAAAACTTAATCAAAGTGCCTTAATTCAAGCACTTTTGTTAAGCTTTTTCTTTAAATGAAAATTAAGAATTTTCTGTACTATATAATCAGGATAAACTCCTTTCAGAACATCTACAAAAGCATTATTTTCTTTATAATAAATACTTACACCTTTGATTTTAAAGAGGCTTCTGCTATAATCAGCTTTCTCGCCTTTAATCATTTTTGTCATTTTTTCTCTCCTTGTATTAAATTTTCTCTTTTTGCTTTTTCTTTTTTAATTAAATTAATCGTTTCAAAGATAGCTATCCATTTGTCTTTGTTTTTAGGACTCTTTAGCTTTCTAATAGCTTCAGTATAGATTTGATGAACGCGTGTCACGCTAAGATTAAGTTCTTTAGCTATCTCTTCAAAACTCATTTTTTAACCCAACATTAAAAATGATGCGGCTGCTTCTATGTGCTTGAGCTCAACCGCTTTTCCATCTGCAAATTCACAAGCTCTTTTTAAAAGCTTTTCACTTTTTCTAAAATTGCCACGAGCAAGATTAAAAACCAAATCAATTGCCTTTTTATCCTCTACATCAAAATGCTTACAAAGTGTTTTTAAGTCTTCATCTTTTAAACCTTCTTTATTTTGATAGCAAAGTCCTTTTAATTCCCACTTTGCACCAATTCTAGAGCTTAGCTGTCCATACTCGTTATAATCATTTCTGCCAATGCCTGTAAGGTTATTTTTGAGTTTTCTAGTACCTACTAAGATTAAAGCGGTGTTTGAAAAATCATAAATGCGTCTTAAGCACTCTAATGCTCTAAATGGTAAATGTTCGCTTTCATCAATGATTAAAACCTTTGAAGTTCTTGCTAACTCACTAGCAATGCCTCTAATCTTATCATCAAGCGAGCCTTTAAAGCATATGTTTAACTTATTCTCAAGTCCCACTAAAAGCATTCTTTTGCTTGTTTCAGTCGTAGCTTCAAAAAGCACCACTCTTGTGCCATTTTTAGCGGCATATTCTTTAATAGCACGGCTTTTTCCAGTCCCTGCTTCGCCAATGATTACTCCCATTTCTCTATTACTCATGGCACTCTCAATGGTTACATTAATCGCCTTTGCATCTTTAGTGGCAATAAAAGGTGTTTGAAGCTCTTTCACGCTTTTTTCTTCTACGAAGCTTTTAATGTATTTTTCAAGTAAAGGCTCTACTTTTGAAGCGTATTTATAGCTACTTCCTTCTTTCATATAGCCCACCATATAGCTTTTATTAATCCCTAAACGATCGGAGAGATTGTTTTGAGAGATGTTTTGGGTGCTTAAAAACTTTTTAGTAAGTTCTACTAATTGCATTTTTTATCCTTTTGTTTTTTTATGAGTAAAAACTCTTTAAAATTTGAATTAATCAAGCTTTAAACAATTTTTAACCAGCAAAATATTTCTTTTCGACAAAAGCTTCCATGTCAAACTCGCTTTCATCGTTATTTATTTCTTTTTTAGCATTTAAAATAAGCTCATCTGCATTAGCATTATTTTTAATCTCTTCTAATTCTCTTTGAGTTTTTAAAGTTTCTTTTGCAAGGGATTTTTGATGCACCTCTTTAGCTTCTACGAGTGAGTTTTCAAAAGCACTTTGTAAATCTTGTAAGTCTTGTTTAATATTAAGTTTAGTAAAGGCGGCAATCTCATCTTTTTTAAGCACTTCTTTAATCGCTTTAACTTCACTTTCATAACCTTTTTTAAGCATTTTATAGCTTTCTTTACTAAGTTTAGCGATACTTTCATCAAGTGCTAGACAAAGAAAGTTTCCGCTTAAATCATAAATGAAAAGTTCTTTAATATTATCGATATTTTGCACACATTTAACCCTTGTGCCAACACTTGGCATTAAAGCACTTTTATAAACTCTACTTTCAAAGTTAATGCCTTTTTTGCCCACGACCCTAAGTTCTTTATTCCCAGCATTAAACAAAAATTCTTCATAAGATATTTTTACAATAGCTCTATCGCACGAGTTCCAAAGTTCAAGTGGAGTTTTAACGCCTTTTTTGCGGCGAACTTTGCTCATGTTCCACTTGATCACTTCAGCTTCTAAAAACTCACAAGCTTCGCTGAAGGTGTGAAGGAGTTTTTGATTAGTTTTTTTAGCAAAGCCGTATTCATCTTTAGCTTTTCTTTCTTTCTTAGGAGTTTTTTGCTCTATCATTTCTCTTTTGGCAAGATTATTGCCAATATGTCCATGCATTTTAGAAATTCCTGCATGTTGAAGTGTCCCAAAGCGTCTTTCAACTAAAGCTTTTTGTTCTCCTGCATAAGCAATAGCTGCATCATAGGTAATATTAAGCCCATCAAGCAAGCTTTGAAAATCTTTAGAAAGATAATCTTTTCCATTATCCCCTTTAATCATATCAGGCTTACCAAATTGATCTATAGCTTTCCATAAAAGACGCGTCAAACTTAAAGAATTTGATTTACTTACTAAAGTAGCCACACCCATACCACTAAAGACATCAACGACACTTAAGATGTGAGGGCGGAAAGGCTCTAAGGTTTCATCATCTCTTACTATAATATCAGCTGGAGAGCTATCGATTTGCCAACACATGTTTTTCATGTCATAAAGCTCTCTTTGATTACCTTGTGCAGGTAGAAACTTACTTTTTGCTTTATCTAAGCCTTGTGTGATAATACAATGCTCCAAAGGCTTGTCTTTATAATAGTTTTTAATGAAATTTTGTAAGGTTTTTACACTAAAGAGTGGCTTTACTTCCCCTAAATCAAAACCTATAAAGTCATAATTTTCTTTAATGGCTGCTTCCTTGTGAATTTGCCACCAAAGCTCGGTAAAATTAAATCCACCTGCCCCAAAAGTGCGATACTCTCTTAGTGCATGTTCTTGCATCCAGGTGCTAAGTTTAGTTTTATCCTTGCGGTGAAGTCCGCGAGTGTCGATAAGACCTAGAATGCCATTTTCTTTATATGCTTTGCGAATTCT